ATATCAAACTGATAAAAGTTCTAGATTAACTGATAAGCAAATTGATAATGTAACAAAAGATATAGATAAGTTAAATACAACCTTACTTCAATACACTGATTCAATTAATAAATTATCAGTAGCATCAACTCAAGCTAAGTTAAAAAATAATTTAACATCCGACCTAGGCCCGTTGCAATTTATATCAGAGACATTTAATGTAAAAATGGATTCAGTTGTTAATGCATTGATTATACTATTTATAATTGTATTTGATCCATTGGCAATTTGTTTAGTACTAGCATATAATTTCATGAAGCGTCAAAATGAAATAGAGCCCGAAATTAGTACGTCTAATGAAGTTGATAATCTACCAGTTGAATTGGATCAAGCTAGTCTTGTAGATATTATTACAGAACAAGAAACACCGGTTAAACCATATGAAGATCGCATCGATACAAGAATAGAACCTGAAATTATAGTTGAATCGATGGATTTAATGTCGCCTGAGCCGTTATATGAAGATACTATTATAGATATTAATGAAGTTCGTGCATTGAAAGCGGAAAAAGCGCAGCAAATGTATTCAGGCGGAATATCAGTTTAAAATTTTGATTTACGAGATTTTTTACTTATATTCATATTAATGAAAATAAAAGAATCAATTTACAAGACTAAACATGTTGACGGTAAAAAATACGTACAATGTGAAAATTCTATTCCCGATGGTAGATTTTGGAAAGGTAAAATTTGTAAAGAATATGTAGCAATCGCAGAAACATCTGTAGCTGCTGTATGTTATTTATGCGTAAATAAAATAGTCGAAGCTCCTATATTTAAAGGAATTCAAGAAAAATCAGATAAACCTAAAGGGTGGAAATTTATGAAATTATATGTACATAAAGATGGTACAGTTTATCATAAAGGCGTCGAGCAACCTAGTTTAAAAGGTACATTGCCTGTTACTAATGTAGCAGATAAACCAGAAAAGAAACGTTTATCTAAACAAGAAAAATCAGATCGAGTATTAGTAGTAGGTAAAGAAATTCAAAGTCTAAAAGCTGAATTATTTGCCGAAACTAGAAAAGGTAAAAAGGCTGAGATTACAAAAAAGTTATCTAAATTAAATAGAGAATTATCTAAACTATCAAAATAAAAGTTATGACTAAAAAAAATATATACGATGAAGGACCTAACGCTCAAATGAAATTGAGTGATCCTAAACAACTTAACCAATTGGAAAAAGAATTTGAACAAGATGTATATAAAGAATTTGAATTTGGATTTAATTCAAAAGATTCGGTTATTTATTTACATGGTGATATTCAAAATGGAAATTTATTTGATATCGTTTCTAAATGTAGATTGATCTTAAATTATCGTCCGGAAGAAGATGCTGAAAAACCTATTACAGTATTGTTAAATTCGAACGGCGGCGATGTATACGAAGCATTAGGTATTATTGATTATTTTGATTCATTATCAGTACCTGTTAACATTATTGCTAGAGGAAGAGCAATGTCAGCCGCAGCAATGATTTTATGTTCAGCCTCAGGTGTACGAGCAGCATCAAAAAATACTACAATTATGCTTCATGAAGCTTCTGCAGAAATTTATGGTAAGACAGCTGACTTAAAAGCAAATGCAGATCATATTGATGAATTAGAAGATTCATTTTATAAAATGTTAGCAAGTAAATCTAATCAAACAGAAGAATTTTGGATTAAAGCATGTAGAAAAGATTTTTATATGACAGCTACCAAAGCTTTAGAATATGGATTAATTGACCAAATAGTATGAAAGTAGACGTAGAAAAACAATGGGAAGAATTAATGGGTTACATAGATACGTATGTAGCCCCTGATAGAAAAGATACAATGAAATTAATGTATGAAAATTTATCAGATAAAATTTGTACAGCTCCGGCATCAGGTAATTCAAATTATCATAACTGTTTTCCCGGTGGTTATATTGACCACGTAAATAGAGTAGTTAGATGTGCAATTAAATTACATGATATTTGGATTGAGAACGGCGCAATTGTAGGTAACTATACTCGCAATGAATTAGTATTCGCAGCAATTAATCACGATTTAGGTAAAGTAGGAACAGATACAGAAGATTATTATATTCCAAATGACTCTAAATGGCATGTTGAACGAGGACAGATTTATAAAATTAATACAAATCTTACCTTTATGAAAGTACCTGATAGAAGTTTATTTATGTTGCAACGATATAATATTCCGGTATCCGAGACTGAGTATTTAGCAATTAAATTACATGATGGTATGTATGCAAAAGGTAATGAATCTTATTTAATGACTAATTCAGAAATGTCATTAAAAAATAATATGCCTATTTTATTACATCATGCAGATCATATGGCATCGCAAATTGAAGATGCGAATAAACATAAAGGTACTATTGAAAATGTAGTTGTTGAGCCGCAAAATAGAATTAAATCTAAAATGACAAACGTCAACAACCCAGTACAAGACGATGCATTAAAAGCTGCATTTGATTCTATATTTGGATAATAGTATGATAATTACAATAATTTTATTTATATTAGTAGTTGGAGCAGGTTATGGTATTTATAATCTGCTCCAACAAAATGAACAGTTAGAAGATTTAGTAAATGAACAAGCTACTAAATTAGCTGATATTAGAACTACAGTTTTAGATATTGAAGCTAAATTAATTTCCTTAGATATAAAAGGATCTTTTGAAGCAGATGATGAAGTAGGATTTTTCTTTACTGAACTTAAAAACTTAAGTAAGGAATTAACAAAAGGAGTGCAAGACACATATGACATTTGAAGAATTAGAACAACTTGAGACTGAGTATTGGATAAAAAATAATACTAAAAAAGCTAAAAAACGTTATTTTACTGAAATAACAGAGCAGGCTATATTAGCATATAATGCTACTGAGGATGAATTAGATAGAAATAAAATTTACAATAAATTTATTCGGTATTCATTTGATAAATTATCAGAGAACCTAATTCATACATTTAAGTTTTATAACTTTGATGTTCCGTATGAAGACGTTAAAAATGAAACAATTGCATTTTTAAATGAAAAAATTCATAAATATTCAGACCCATCAAAAGGAAAAGCTTTTTCATATTTTTCAATCGTAGGTAAAAATTATTTGATTTATCATAATTCAAACAACTATGATAAGTTTAAGAATAAAGCAGATGTTGATGCAATTGATGAAGCTCGTCAAATAATCAATGAAGTAACTAGAGCATCTGATGTAGAAGAAAAGTCAGAATTTATGGATGAGTTTATTAAATATGTTGATGATAATTTAACAGTATTATTTAAGTCTCAAGTAGATATGTCAGTTGCAGATTCAGTATTAGAGTTATTTCGTACTAGAGAAAATATTGAAAACTTTAATAAAAAGGCTTTATATATTATGATACGAGATCGTACCGGAGTTAAGACTCAGTATATTACAAAAGTAGTAAATATACTAAAACGTATGTACGCTGAAATGTATTATCAGTTTTTGCAAACCGGAAAGGTTAAGTATACAATTACTAAAAAATCCGAATTTATGGTTTAAGTATATTTATATATAAACCGTAATAGTATGGAAGGATTTAACATAGAACTTTTTAAAGGTAAATCATTTTCAGACTTATTAAAAGACATTTATAGTAACTCTCAAAAGAAAGATAGACAAATAAATGTATTAATATCTGAACTAAGACCTTTAATAAAGAACATAGGTGACGCAACAGTTATAGTCCCTTTAATTAAAGAATATTTAGAAGTAGGTGTAAAAAATGATGAGCACCTAGTAAAATTAGCCGCTGTAGTACAACGGTTAATTTCTACTAATAATAAGGTCCAAGCCGAGACAGGTCAGTCATGGATGTTATCTGACGAAGAAAAGAAACAGTTACTGGAAGAATTAGATTCATTAGACGTTAGTCATACTGAAATTAATCAAAAGGTTATTGAACTTTCAGCTACTCAAAACGAAGTAGAGCAGTCAATTGATAATATTGAGGACGAATTATAATGTTAGATAAGTTTAAGACATCAGCCGGTGAATTAGAAATAGTTCCTGCAGAAGTATTATCTGTTAATTTTTCGGATTCAAATCCGACATTAGTTAATACAATTCGAGTTAAAGTCTTAGACCGACAAACAGCTGCTAGTACTGATACATCATTAAATTCATTAATTGCACGTCCATTAAGTTCGTTAGTTAAACGAATTCCATTAGTTCATGAAGTAGTATTATTAATAAAAGCTCCGTCTGCGTATACAAATGGAATTCGTGTTGATAATGATAACTATTACATTGACGTTGTAGGTTTAGCTAGTAACTTAAATCATAATTCATTACCAAAAGTTTCTAAAGTAAATGTATTAGGTACTACTAAAACAAATAGTACATCGTATTCTAATTCGCAGACAGGTAATGTTAAAGTTAATACTACAACAGACTCTACGTTAGATAATAATTTTACGGAAAATTCTTTAGTAAAAGCTTTACAACCATATGTAGGTGATGTATTATTAGAAGGTCGATTTGGTAATTCGATTAGATTTTCATCTACTCAAAAAAATACATCATTATTTTCAAAAATACCTAGATGGTCTCAAGGTAATACAGGTGATCCTATTTTAATAATTAGAAATACTAGACAGTCGACAAATACAAATCGACAAAATGATTTTACTACTGAAGATTTTAATTTAGATGATTCAGTAATTGCATTAACTAGTGGTCAACAATTAGAATTTACACCTAATACAACAGTAGATGTTGCATTAAAATCAGAAGGATTAAATACTTGGCAAAAAGATAAATGGGGTAAAATACCAAATGCATTAATATCATCGGGTCGAGTTACTGTTAATTCAACTGCTAAAGAAGTATCTGTATTTGGTAAAGATGGAATTTCATTAGCTTCAGATAATAGCGTAACTGTTGATTCATCTAAAAACATTGTATTCAATGGTTCGGAAATTAAATTAGGAAATAATGCAACTGAACAATTAGTATTAGGTAATCAGTTAGTAACTTGGTTAAACAATTTAATTACAACATTAAGTACATTAACTGTTACTACCGCAGCTGGTCCGTCAGCGCCATTAATTACTAGTCCGCAATGGGCAGCAATTCAATCATTGCAAGGTCAGTTAAATACATTGTTAAGTTTAAATGTTAAAGTAGCTAAGACATTATCTACTACCGCAACATCGGGTAAGTCTAGTCCATTCTTTAAAAATTCAGGTAATCCTGATTATTCAGTTTCAGAACAACGTAAACAGTCATTAACTCAAGAACGAGATGCTATTATTGATAAAGAAAATACATTAGGTACTTTATCAGTTCCAGATCGAGAACGAAAACAGTTAATAGAACGTATATTATTATATCAGTCTGAGTTAAATTCAGAAATACCTAAACCTAGTTAATATGCCAAATGATTTAAATATAAATGATCCGGAATTAGAAGATGACGAAATCATTGAACCGGATTCAGAGGAAGAACAAGACTTAGATGAATCTACGGTAGATTTTTTTAAGTCATTGGCAGTTTCAACACCAACTGAAACTGATCCGGAGGCAATTGACCCTGCGGGTATTGCAGTTAATAACGAAGATGTACAAAAGATATTAAAGGCAATAAAAATTGCAAAACAAGATTGGTTAAACAATGTAAAAGAATCAGGTCGTGATAATACCGGTAGTCCTAGAATTTTGCAAATGCAAAAAAATACAGGAGCAATTGCACAAGCTTGGTGTGCTTCTGCAGTTACTACATGGTGGAAAGAATCAGGACTATTACCATCGAATTGGAATGGATCCGCATCAGTAGTTGCATGGACAGAATGGGCAAAGAAAAATAAACGATGGAGTAAAACTCCAATGCCTGGCGCTGCAATAATATATGATTTTGAGGGCGGTCGATCTGCCGGCGGCGATCATATTGGTTTATGTGTAGCAGTAGAAGGCGGAAAAGTTGCATCAATTGATGGAAATTATGGAGATAAAGTTTCTGCATATCAACCAAATTTGGCTACTGTATTAGGATATGTATTACCAGTAACAGGTAGTACAATTGATATATTTAATGAATTATCATCAGAAGTTAGATTAGCTGACTTTAAGAAATCAAAACCGCAAAAGTATAGCTAATTGTAGAATAACTATAATTATTTAAAAGAATTATGAATACAAAAGAGTTTGTACAGGCAATACGCCAAATTATTAAAGAAGAAGTACAAAAAACTGTTAAACGAGAAATTCAAGTTTTGTTAAGTGAATCTAAAACGATTGATACGTCGTTAATAGATATTGTTGAACCTAGAGTTAAAGTACAGCCTAGAAAGCCGCAACCGCAACGTACCTTTTCAAAAAATCCGGTATTAAATGAAATTTTAAATTCAACAGCTCCGATGTCTAAGCATGATAGTTATATACAAGAATCATTTATGCAAGAAACGGTTGCAGAAGTAAATTATAATGACCATTCAGAATGGCCAACAATGCGTAATATGTCAGGAATGTCAAATAAAATTGGCGTAGCTTCTATGTTACCAACTACCGATACCGAAGGAAGGCCGTTAAACAATGTACATGTACCTGAGGAAGTAGCAAATGCATTAACAAAAGATTATTCTGCGTTAATGAAAGCAATTAATAAGAAAAAAGGAAATTAATAAGTGGCAATAGAACAACGAAATAAAGCTGTAATAGATACAGAACCAGATGTAGCAATAGGATTAAAATTACCTATTGTTTCTACTAATGGCAGATTATTTCCGTTAAACTACACCACCGATGATCAACTTTTTACAAATGTAAAAAATTTATTATTAACTAGTCCCGGTGAAAGATTATTTCATCCGGAATTTGGAACTGATATTAGAAAATCTTTATTTGAACCTAATACATCTAAGTTAATAGGTAAAATAAAAGATTCAATTGTAACGGCAATTGGATATTGGATTCCAAATGCTAGTATTGTTACGTTAGATGTAGAGCCATTAACAGTTGCAACTGGAATAGTTGAAGAAAATGGCGTTGCTATTAGTTTAGTAATTCAAAATAATACATCAGGTGTAACGCAACCAGTTACATTTTTAGCTACCCCGTCGGGTATAGAAGAAACATCAGAATTAGCAATATAACATGACACAAGTTAATAAAGATATACGTTATTTAAATAAAGACTTTAGTCAGTTTAGACAAAGTTTAATAGAATTTACTAAGACGTATTTCCCGGATACATTTAATGACTTTTCAGAAGCATCACCGGGTACAGTATTGTTAGAACAGGCTGCGTATGTAGGCGATGTATTATCATATTACACTGATTCTCAATTAAAAGAATCATTATTATCATATGCAACTGAGCGACCTAATGTATTGGCATTGGCAGCGGATAAAGGATATAAAACAAAAAATTCTATTCCTGCAACTGTTGAATTAGATATATATCAATTACTACCTGCAATTACATTGGGTACGACAAAAGTACCAGATTGGAATTATGCATTGACATTAAATTCAGGCATGACTGTTCGTGCAGATCAGTATAATGTAGAATTTAGAACAATATCAGATGTTAATTTTTCTGCATCATCTTCATTTAATCCTACCGAAGTATCTGTTTATCAAATTAATAGTGTAACAAAAGAAGTTGAGTATTTTCTTTTAAAGAAAAAAGTAAAAGCCATTGCAGGTACATTAAAAACAGTTACATTTGATTTTGCAGATGCTAGAAGATTTGATAAAGTAATTGTAGATGATGAAAATATTATTGAAATAGTTGCAATTGTAGATTCAGATGAAAATATATGGACAGAAGTGCCGTATTTAGCACAAGATACAGTATATGAAACTGTAGCTAATTCAGTACAAAACGATCCTGCATTATCAGTTAATTCAGATGTTCCTTATTTATTAAAACTTAAAAAGACTGCTAGACGATTTGTAACTAGATTTACATCGGAAGGTAAATTAGAAGTTCAATTTGGAGCAGGTGTTTCTGACAATGACGATGAAACAATTATTCCTAATCCTGATGTATTAGGATTATCATTACCTGGTATTGGTAAATCATTTGATAGTGCATTAGATCCATCTAACTTTTTATATACAAAAACATATGGATTAGCTCCGTCAAATACAACATTAACTATTACTTATTCAGTAGGAGGAGGCGTAGCTTCAAATTTACCATCGCAGACATTAACAAATATCGTAGGTGTAAATTATTCTATTAATGAAGAATTTTTAGATAAGACATTATTACAGCGAATAAAATCTTCAATTGCATCAACAAATATGTCACCTGCTATTGGCGGGAAGTCATTAGAGTCGATCGAAGAAATACGTCAAAATGCAATGGCAGAATTTGCATCTCAAAATAGAGCAGTTACTGTACAAGATTATATTATTCGTGCATATTCATTACCTGCTAAATTTGGATCTGTAGCAAAAGCATATGTATTACAAGATGATCAACTTAATGCTGATAATATAAGAATTCCAAATCCATTAGCTTTAAATTTATATACATTGGGATATGATGTTAATGGTAATTTAGCTCCATTAAATGACGCTGTTAAAACTAATCTACAAACTTATTTAAGTCAATATAGATTATTAACGGATGCTGTTAATATTAAAGATGCGTATATTATTAATGTTGGAATTACATTTGAAATAGTTACGTTGCCTGAATATAATTCAAATGAAGTATTATTAGCATGTATTACTAAGTTAAAAGATATATTTGCAATTAATAAATGGCAAATAAATCAGCCAATTATATTATCTAAAATATATACAGAATTAGATAAAGTAGTAGGTGTACAGACAGTTACATCAGTTGATATTAAGAATTTATATTCATCAACAGCTGGTTATTCAGGAAATATTTATGATATAAAGACAGCTACTAAAGATGGTGTAGTATATCCTTCATTAGATCCGTCTATTTTTGAAATTAAATATCCTAATAAAGATATAATAGGAAAGGTTGTATCACTTTAATACATACAAAAATGATTTGGTCAATATTACCATATAAAGATACTACCTTATACGAGGAAGATTCTACTAGAAATACCGGATTAGATCAGGTAAACGAACTTCGTGTTCAATTAATAGATTCAAATTATTATGAGTCTAGAATATTAATGTCGTATGATACGAATAAAATTCAAAGTTATTTATCAGCCGAATCAATTAATGTATCTGATATCTCTGCTTCATTAAACTTAAATTTAGTGCAAGCATATGAATTACCATTTAAATATGAAATCGGTGTTCGTCCATTATCACAACCATGGGTTAATGGAAGAGGATATTTAACAGGTACTAGAGTTACTAACGGAGCATCATGGGCTAATATTAATGGTACTACAGATTGGACCGGTTCGGTGACATTAACGCCGTCAAACTCGGGTAGTTTTAATTATCAAGAAATATCAGGTTCATTATATAAAACCGGTTCATATGATACTGTTATAAACTATAATACAACCCCAGGCGGCGGATCGTGGTATATTAATGAAGCTGAAACAGGTTCTTTGTATTGTTTTCAAAGCTTTGATTATAGAACAGATTCAAATATATCAGTGGATGTATCTCCAATTGTTAAGCAATGGTTAACCAATGACATTCCAAATTACGGATTTATTGTTTATTTAAATAAAATTGATTCTGAAACTAGTACTAGTATTTCATTTAATGAAAATACATTAATTCAGACATATGCTGCAGAAACTGATACTATATATTCGCCTACATTAACAATTTATAATTTAGTATCTCAAAGTTTTAGTCCTAGTAATACTATTTTAAGTCCAACTGGTAGTGTAATTGTATATCAACCAAATTTCAGTGGAGAAGTTAAAGCTAATTCTAAGCATAGATTTATATTAGCTGCTAGGCCTGAATATCCTAGGCCTGCATTTGGCCAAAATACAGTGTTTAATGCTTTATTAAATTTACCTAGTAGTTCATATTATCAAATTAAAGATTCATTAACAGATGATATTATAATTCCATATAGTCAGTATACAAAAATAAACACTATTGGTAATAATTCATTTATTGAATTTTATACAACTATGTTATATCCTGAGCGATATTATAAGTTTGAAATAAAAACTATAGTAGATAACTTTGAATATTTTATAACATCACCTGACTTTACATTTAAAGTAGTAAGATAATGCCATATAAGTTACAAGAATTCGATAAAACATATGTATCTACAGGTGCAATTAAGTTAGATACGATAAAATCATTAGGTTATATTCCCTTGGAAACAGCACCAGATGGTACATTATATATTGATCCTAATGATACTGTTGATAGAAATAATTTAATTCCATTATATTCTGTTAAATTAAATAATGATCAGTTTCAAAATGTAATAGATACTGAGTTCAATGAGTTTACAGTTCCGGCACAAGATCGTACGCCGTTACTAGAAGCTGAAATTGAAGCACTTCGGTCTGATAGAAATAGATTGGCAAAATTGTATCAGCAAACAAAAGCTGTTAATGTAGAACAAGAACAAATTATACAAGAGTTTGAAGTTAAAAAGTTTTCTGATCGATTGTATAGAACATTTGCTTTATTTTCTGATGCAAATCCAACTAAATTAATGTCTAAAAACAAACGTTATATTTTGTATATGCAACCAGATGGTAATCTAGTAATGTATCAATCTAAAAATCCAAATGGATATGACGTTAATGCAGAGGGCGAAAATGGAATTGTTATATGGGCATCAAATCAAGGAGTAAAAGGCGACGGTCCATGGACAGCGGGATTTCAGGTAGATACTAATTTTGTAGTACGAGATAATTCAGGTATTGCTAGATGGGATTCAGGAACTGATAATCGAGCTAGCGCTGATGCATATTTAATTTTACAAGACAGTGGAGTATTACAAATTCTAGATGGTACTAGAGTTGTATGGCAAGTACCGTAACGGTTTATCTACATAAACCTTATATCTAAATATTTATAATAGATGTTATCGGTATTTACAAATTCAAATGAATTATTAGCTACTAACAAAACTACTGTTGGTAATCGATTGCAGATTATTGACACTAGTTTAATGTCTGCAAAATACTTCGGTGTTACGTTATCAGGTAGTAATAATTCAAATGTAAAAACAGAATTTCATTTATATACAACTACAGGAAACTATATTACGGGTGATCATAATATTACTACAAAAATAGGATATAATGATACTACTAATAATGATGTAGCTCCGGAATTTTTAGCTGTAGATTTTAAATCTAAGTTTAATGAATTAGGTCTTACTAAAGGTACATTTAAAACAGTTTTAAATGTACTTGATGATATTATTGGTTCATTCGATGGTCCAAAATTATGGGTTAAAGAAATTTCGCCATCTAGAACAGAACTTCGTTTACAGTTAGCTAATAATTTAGATCCTACTTTAATTCAAAGTGTAACTGATTTTCAACGCAGGTGGGAGTTAAATAATAAATTAAATACAGCATTTTCGTATTTACTTAATTTTGGAAATAACAATACATTTCAAATTGTTAATTTTAGATTTGATATTGATTTATCGACTGTACCAGAAATAGTCGTAAAACTATATCAGCCATTATCTAGTACTATAGGTGAAAAGTCTAAACTTTGGATTTCTGAAGAAGTCATTAGTAGTATAATACAAACTATAAACATTGTACCTGAAGCTACTGAGGAAGACGGAAATCAACTTTTAGGACCTAATTTTAATATTGATGAATATACAGTTCAATCTGTAGCGACTGATTATAAATCATTTAACGATTTATTAGCTTCAAATGTTAGTACATCGCAAAAAATTATTGATAAGTACGTTTCAGGATCTAGTGGTATTGCATTAAATATTCAGTACAATGAATTTAATAACTTTGTTCATTATGGATCTGCAGTAGAACAAGTAGAAAACTTCTACTATAAAATGCAATTAATTGAATCATATTCAGATAAAATTAATACATTAAAAACATCTACTTTATCTAGTTATATTTCTACAAATATTAATGATATATACAATCAACGAAATGCTATAGTAAATTCATTTAGTAATTTTGAAAAGTATTTGTTTTTTGAATCTGATATTTCTAGATTATATACACATATAACTGGATCTGTATCACCATGGCCTAAACAAGCAGTTACATCAGGATCGACTTGGGTAGAAGCATTTGAACGATGGTCATTAGCATCTTATACATTTGGAAGTGGAGGAGTATATGAAGATCCATATCAATACTTCGAATCAAATTATTCTACTACTAGTTCAGTAGCCGAAACATATTATGCTAATTTATTAGAACAAGCTACAATTTATGATACATTTAATGTACATGCATTAGTAAATGCAGTACCTGCTCATATGTTAACAGTAGATGCATCTGATGAATTTTCTATGTTTGTTAATATGTTAGGTCAGCATTATGACGTAATTTGGTCATATGTTAACCATTTAACAGATATTAATCTTCGAGAAGAAAATCCTAAGGCAGGTGTATCTGATGATTTATTATATGACATCGCTAAGTCATTTGGTTGGGAGTTAATTAATGGTAAATCTACATCTGAATTATGGAGATATGCATTAGGAGTTGATACTAATAATTCAGATTCTAATTCATTATCAACTGAAGCTTCAGTTAAAGAAGTATGGCGTCGAATAGTTAATAATTTACCGTATATTTTAAAAACAAAAGGAACAATAAGATCTGTTAAAGCTTTAATTAACTGTTTTGGTATTCCATCGACATTTTTATCTATTAAAGAATACGGCGGCCCGTCTACATATACAGAAGACAATCATTTTCCTAATTTCGAAAAAGAAACATTTAATTATGCATGGCGAGCGACCGGATCTGCATATTTATCTATTCCTTATACAGGCTCATTAGCGCAGATTAATCCTAATACAATTGAATTTAGGTTTAAGACTGATAATAACAGTGTATATAATTCAGGCTCTTCATATAGAATTTTACAATTATCCGATAGTTTATTTTTAGATTTAACTAAACAGTCTAATGTAAACAATAAAGGTCGATTAACATTATATGGCACAGGTAATTCGGGATCTGTATTTATATCTGATTTAGAAGTATTTGATAATTCATGGCATACCGTTGCAATTAATCATAGCACGGGTAGTACGATGACATGGAATATAGATGCAGTTAAATCATTATATGGAAAAACAGTATACCATAAGTCAGCATCTATTGATTTAACAGTATCTAGTTCAGCATTTAAATTGTTTAGTTCTGCATCTAATAGTACCGTATTATATTTTGGCAGCGGCTCGAACAAATTAAATGGCCATATACAAGAAATTAGACTTTGGTCTGGTAGTTTAAATGATTCGTCTATTCAAGAACATGCAGCTTCACCGTCTACATATACATTTAATGTAGATAGATATGCAACAGCTACCGGTGACGAAGCATTAGCTTCATATAATAACTTGATCAACAGATATTCATTATTATCTAATCAAGTATATTCAGGATCTGTATACATAAATTCTATACATCCTAATCAAAGTTTATATCAAAATAAATTGTATTTTAATGGATATGTAACACAATCAACCGATTACATTAAAACTAATGCATTTGAAGGGTTTGAAGAAACATATTATTTGCCTACGCCGTCGTTAGGAAATACGTCATTGTATTCTAATAAGGTTAGGATAGAATCGTCTTCATTAAACGGAACATTAAATACAAAAACTAGAGTAGAAGCTTCTTCATATGATAAATTTTCGTCTGATTCAAATCGGTTAGGAATTTACTTTTCTCCACAAAATGCAATCAATGAAGATATTTTTAATCAATTAGGATATTTTGAAATTGATGATTATATAGGAAATCCAAGTGACATTTTCAACGACAACTATCCAGTTTTAAAATCATTCTCTAGTAAGTATTGGAAAAAGTATAATACTAAAAATGATTTTGAAGCATATTTTAGATCATTGGTTGATTATGATTTTACATTATTTGAATATATTAAGAGATTAGTTCCATTACGAACTAATTTAATATCTGGTTTAGTAATTGAACCAAATGTATTAGAAAGAAATAAAGTACGATCATTAGGTAAAGCATCGATTCAGAACTTATATCATACTAGTTCAATTAACGTAGATGATACAACTATAGTAACCGGCGTTGATGAAACATTACCAATGGCACAAATGTCCGGATCTACCGCAACATTTAATGCAGAGTATAGACAAGTATCTCCCGGATTAATTGAAAGTATTGGAGAAGATATTAATATCTTAACAGGTACCTGGTCACAGACAAGACAAATTGGAGCATTTACTATTAAAGAATCAGGCTCATATGTACCTATACAAAAATTAATATTAAATAGTAGGCCATCTGTTGAATTACTAGTTCCTAGTACCGATTTATCTGATATATTTGGTAATGCATTAAATTTTGATAATGCAGATCCTGCTTTTTATTTTAATACCGTAGCTGCGGTAGGTTCTAACATTACATATACATATGGAACAGTACCAGGCGGTGATCAAGGTGTTACTTATTCTACAAATACAGATATAACAAACAAAGGAAAAATAGCTGCACCGGGTGGTTCTGGAGTACCTGGGTTTGTAACATCGTCATGTTTATGGATTTCAGGTTCGATCGGACCGGGCAGTGGTAAGTTTGTTAATATTTTTATTCCGTCATTAAATAACATTTATCAAAATATTAACGTTTCATTTGCAGTTAGAGATAAAACCGGCTTAGGATTACCTACTAATACAGCATTAACATTATATGCAGCTGGTACTAATAGAATATTACATGAAACATCTACTAGTGCCGTAGGAAGTTTTGTTACATACAATTACACTGCGGTTCCAAATATTAATGGAATTAATTTAAGTATTGTTATTAATGGAATTTCATCGTTTGATTTATTTGTAGATAATATTTCTGTTATAGGAACATATAAAAAATCTGATATTCAAGATTTTGAAAAAGGTTCAATGCAACATATTTCATTAAAGAATCAAACATATGCAGGCTCAAAATTAACAGGACCTGCAGTTAACGTTAATTCAGCAGCAACAGTAGATGGTGGACCTGTAGTTAAAGTAACTAAAGTTAATCCAAATCAGTTAACGTTTGCAGATAAACAAATAACTACAATTGATCAGACCGTTACAGGTCAAAAGATTAAAAAGGTAGGCGGTAGCAATACAAATGTATAATTTTTACAAAACAATATTTATTAAAAATAATAAAGAAAATGGCATATTTAGATAACAGTTCAATAACAGTTGACGCTATTTTAACTAAAAAAGGAAGAGAACTTCTTTCAAAAGGTAAAGATGAGTTTAAAATTACACAATTTGCAGTAGCGGATGATGAAATTGATTATGATTTATGGAATCCAGCACATCCATTAGGGTCAGATTATTATGGAATCATTATCGAAAACATGCCATTAGTAGAAGCCACGCCCGATGAGTCTAATATAATGCGTTATAAATTAGTAACGTTACCTAAAAAGACCGCAAGGATTCCAGTTATATCAGTTGGACAAACTTCAATTACATTAACTTCACCTGGTCAAATATCTAGAATTGAACCTACTACCGTTAACTTTGATAAAGGAAATGCAACTTTAGGATACACTGCAATTCTTTCAAATTCGGATGTAGCAACTTTATCTGTTGTACAACCGGTAGCAGCTGGAGTAAGTCCTACCGTTCCTAGATTTATTGGAGATTCAGAAGCAGCTCAATCAGTTGCAGCTACGGGATTTACTTTTTCAATTACTGCAAAACAACAATTAGTATCTGATAAGTCAGCTACTATTACAATCATTGGTAATGAAACAGGTGGTAGAATTACTATTAACTTAACTGTTAAGAAAACAGAATTAGCTACCGCAATTGGAACATCAATTACAAACGCATAAAATAAATGGCAACAATAAACCCAATAACAGGCTTAGTTGATACTAGTGCAGATGCTATAAATGTAGATTCGTCATTATCAACGGCGTATTTACAAGACCAAATTGAAACACGTGCTAGACAAATAGCAAATGATATAATTGCTCAACAAGCACTTCAGTCTCAAACAGTTTCATCTGGTCGTATATTTACTAGATTTGATGTATCATCTGATGTAGTTGAAAATCAACAAACAACAGTAACGACCGGTTTATTTACTGGCAATGCAGCTTCATTAACTACATTGTTTACTTCGTCGTTACAATCAACATCATCAAAACAGTATTACTACTCAGTTTATAATGATACTACATCTATTGCAGAATCACAATTTGCTGTAGCATATGGTCATAGATTAGGATCAGGATCATCCGCACAAGGAACATTAAATGATTCAGCAACTAGAGCAGTATATTCTCAGTATAGATTATTATTACTTAATCCTGGTGATACTACATTTACCTTTGCAAATAATACTAATTCTGATCAAATCTATGCAATTAACTTTGATAGAGCAAGAATTAAAGAAAAATTAAATTCAGGTAATTGGCAGTTTAATTTAGCTTCATTAAATGGCGGATCATATCCAAATATTTATTTTACAGGTTCAAATGTATCAGTTAATGCTTCAGGTCCAGTAATTTCATTGATCGACGATTCATCAACTGTTACAAATACAACCTTAGGTAATTCAGGTAGAATATATAATATTGTATCTGGTTCAATTACTAATGGTGTTTATAAGCAAAATGGATCGCCTGTTTATTATGGATTAGCATATCCAGATATGGGTATTTTGGTATTGAATGGAACAATGTTAAATGCATCTGCTTCATTTAATTCTGTAACAGGTTCAAATGTAGCTGGTGATAATGCAATGAAATTATTTAAATCTATTTCAGGTTCAGTAGTTATTGCATCAACTAATGCGCCTCAAGCTAGAAATGAACAAAATGTTACTTCTACTCATTACTTTGTGAGAATGAAGAATGCAGAATATAATTTTTCTAATAATCCTACATTTACTACCGGATCAGTTGGAGAATTTAAACAACCTACATTTATTGGAGATCCAAAAGTATATGCTACGACAGTAGGATTATACAATGATCGTCAAGAATTATTAGCAGTCGCTAAATTATCTCAGCCTATTCAAAAATCATTTAATTCAGAAGTATTGATTAAATGTAAAATTGACTATTAAAGTACATTTGATATTTATTATTAAATAGATGTATTTTAATGGCTACACCTGGCGTATTCAAATCAATTAAAACAGCTGATAAGTCTATAACTCCATTTAAGGTATTTAAATCTTGGAGGTATAACTTATCTACTATTGATACTGATTTAAATCGTTTATCAGCTATTAAGCCAGATACTAGTAACCAGTCTGGCAATGTAATTACATTAGAAGCTGTTGAGCAGTTAGTTGATTCATCTTCGTATTTAATTAATACTACTGATAATAAACCTACAGGTGTTATTTATTATAGTTTAGATCATTTATACTATAAACGATCATCGGAACCATCTAATACATTTGGTTACTCATCTACATCTGTATCTAAGTTATACGATAAAGCTAGTATAATATCTATTCCGCAACAAATATTCGGAGAATCATTACGACCTAGTTCTATAGTATTTAATTATACTGCATCTGCAATGTCAGCTTCATTGTATGATAATAATGGTTCGTTGATTGACCGTAATTTACCTACTCCAATAACTAATGTTTTAAACGTATCATTTAATGATACTACATATGAATCAAATTGGTTAAATTCGGACTATTATAATACTGATAAATATACAGGTAATAATATTGCATTTACTTCTTCTTTTATAGGATATGGTAATTCATTAAAATTACAAAATAACAGTTATTTACTAATTAATGATTCTGCAAAATACAATTATCAACCTGATGAAGAATTTGCAATTTCATTATGGGCGAATATTTCAAACATAACAGCATCAGTAGCGGACGGTGATTATGTATATTTAGTTTCTAAACGAACTACATCATATCAAACTACATTATCTAATACGGGTGTTAATGTAACTTCATTATCATCTAAATCATCTGATAAATATTCATATGATATTAGATACAATTTAATTACATCAGAATTAGAATGTAGAAGATCTGACGGTATTAATACCGCAGTATTAAAATATACAATATTACCTAATACAAATTATCATATTGTATTTCAAAAAACAGATAATTTATTAGCACTATACGTAAATAATGTAGAAATTTCTAGTACATCAGATGTAATTTATAATACTGCAAATGAATGTTCTATTATAGTTGGTGCATTAGATGTAAATACTGCATCAATGACAGGTCAAATATTTGAATTAAATATATTTGATTTTGCATTAACTAATACACAGATTAATCAATTATACCAAAATCCAATTAATTCAAATCAAGTAGGTAAAGTTATTTATGAACATGGTCAGATTATAGTATCGGATCCTAGACCAGTATATAACCAACTTATATTTTCAGATTTGTTATACAATAAAAAAACAAATTCTAATGAAACTGCTACATGTACAGGATTAGTATTAGAATTTAGTTCTACATTGACTTTGTTTGAGCATGAATATATTTGTAGATTAAATTCTGACGAGTTTAATTTTACATCTAATCCTACGATTCGAAGAAACAATGATTTAAATTCATCAGTACCTAAAGATATAGCAACTAATCCAAATTTTAATCCATATATAACTACAGTTGGATTATATAATGATAAAGGTCAGTTATTAGCAATAGGAAAATTAGCATCTGCTATACAAAAAAGAAGCAACGTCGATACAAATGTCGTTGTTAGATTTGATATTTAACAGTTATGAAACCAAGATATAAAAGTAAAAAACAAGCAGCGCGGGCACAAGGATACAGATCTGGATTTGAAGTTGATATAGATGATACTTTAAAACAACGAGGAATAGACGGAGAATATGAACAACATATTATTCAGTATATTAAGCCTGCAACAAAACACAAATACCATCCAGATTTTAAATTACCAAATGGGATCTATATAGAAACCAAAGGTCGATTCGTAGCCGCCGATAGAAAAAAACATTTATTGATCAAAGATCAAAATCCAGATTTAGATATTCGTTTTGTATTTCAAAATTCTAAAACAAAATTATCTAAAACTTCAAAAACAACTTATGCAGATTGGTGTACTAAAAATGGCTTTATCTACGCAGATAAGCAAATACCGAATGAATGGATAAATGAAACTAAATAATTAGGTTTCTATTCATTTTTTCTTTATATTATAGTACAATGAATCAAGAAAGACTAATTGAGTTACTTACATCTGTATTAGGCAAAGGAAAGTCTACAAACAGAGGTAATCATGCTTTTATATGTCCGTTCTGTAATACACAAAAAAGAAAATTAGAAATACAAGTAGTTTCTGATTCAGATGAAAATCATTGGCATTGTTGGGTTTGCAATGCATCTGGGAAACGAATTAATACTTTGTTCAAGGCTTTAAACCTACCTAGGGATAGATTTACAGAACTTTATAAGATAACCAGTAAACCAGATTATAGTAGTCTTAGTAGAACCGTTGTTAGTTCTTCTAATACAGTAATAAGCCTGCCTAAGGAGTATATTCCGTTATGGAAACCATCTAATTCAATTGAATATAAAAATGCTATTCATTATCTACTAAAACGTAATGTAACATTATCTGAAATTATAAAATACAGTATTGGATATTGCGAAACAGGTGAATATGAAAAGAAAATTATAATACCATCATATAATGAATTTGGTAAACTAAATTATTTTGTAGGTCGTTCATATTATGAAGGTGTTGCATTTAAACATAAAAATCCAGATGTATCTAAAAATATAATAGGATTCGATTTATTAGTAAATTGGGCATTACCAATTGTGTTAGTAGAAGGAGCATTTGATGCAATATCAGTTAGAAGAAATGCAATTCCATTATTCGGAAAGACTATATCAGAAAACCTTCGTAAGAAAGTT